AGTTCTTTTCAGGGCGCATTGCGAATAGTGTGTACGAGGTCCAAGAAAACAGCCCGCAGCGCAAAATGACAGCGGCACTGCTGGAGCTGGAAATGCGGATCGACGAAATGGAGAAGGCGATCAACTACCTCGCAGATCCTATTAAGCCCTGGTGGAAGAGGATCTTCAATTAATGCGTGAACTGTCAATTTTCGCTGATCCCAATGTGGTCGGCAACGTCATCGTAAAATTTGGCGATAAGCAAATCTCGGTAAAGTGGAAGGTGGCCAACGGCATCATCCCAATGGTCTACGCTGCCTGCCAAGCTGCTCACAAATTTGAGACAGAAGGTGAAGTGCCTCCTGTTTCCAAATACGAGGACCGGCCATGATCTACCGAGCAATGCTTGAGAACGGTGTGTTTGAACACGCCTGGTATCCGAATATTGCGACAGCGATAGACGAGATAACCCAACGCAATGAAGCGGCAGGCCGTAAAGTTGATGTCATCAGACAGAGTGACAGGTCTGCGCAATTCATGCTTAAATATCCGGCTCTCAATCGAGAGGTCGAGGGGACCATTGCAGCTGCACCTGGTGCAAAGACCAATGGCCTCGGCTTAGATCACGAGAGCCTGATGGAAGAGTACGAGAAGCTGTTGGAGGAGGGTTACTACAAACAGCGCATTTGTCGGCTGTTAGGTATTTCGTTGTCCACTGGCACTTCAATCAATCGACTAATCATGGAAAGGGATAACAAGAAATGCAGTGGACGCCCCCGCCTGACATCGAAGTGAAATGCTGGTTCTGCGGTCACATGACACTGTTGCCAGAAATGCACGAGGCCTGCAGGCGCAAGGTCGATCACTACAGAGATGTGTTTTACCAGAAGCTGGCGCTCTACACAAAAGTGCGTCGCCAGAAAGACCCGGAATGGGGCATGAAAAGGAGAAAGGTATTGGCTACTAAGGCAACCGCCAAAATAGATGACAGCAAAGTGGTGCTGATCAAGAAAAAACAGAAACCAGAGGACAAGAGCAAATGAACTGCGCCTCTTGCTTCTATCTACGCGACCAGGCAGGTGCTGCAGGTACCTGCCAGCGCTACCCACAGCCACGCAGAACAGCTGCTTCTTATTGGTGTGGCGAGTACAAGGATAAGGAAATTCCTAAACCCGCACCAAAGAAAAAATCCCAGGGGAAAAAGAATGCTGATTGATGAAAAAGCAGAGGCCTACTTTGCGAGGGAAGCTTTATCGAAGTCCGGCGCTACCGCTCTTCTGAGGTCTCCCGCGCACTATCTCGCTCTCGCTGAACAGCCCGTCCGAGAAACACCAGCCATGGCTTTCGGCACTTTGTGCCACGCCATGACCTTGGAACCAGAAGTCGTAGACGACATTTATATCGCTTCGCCCAAGTTCGACAGGCGCACTAAGGCTGGCAAGGCCGAAGCCGAAGAGTTTCAAGAACAGCACAGTGGCAAGCAGATGATCGATCTCGATGTCTTTCAGAGAGCCCAGCGGGTAGCGGAAGCTGTGCGCAATCACCCGACCGCTGGTGCGTTGTTGCGTGACGGTAAAGCTGAACAGACGGCGCTGTGGAAACAGCACGGCGTCGACTGCAAGGCGCGCATCGATTACTACACAAACAATAGCATTGTCGACCTAAAAACGACACACGACGCATCGGCTGACGAGTTCATCAAAACGTGCGCGCGCTTCAAGTATCACATGCAAGCTGCGCATTACCTGGATGGCCTGGAAGCTATCACCGGCTGGGAGCCCGACAGCTTCACTTTTATCGCTGCCGAGACCGAGGCACCGTTTAGCGTTGGCGTGTACGAGCTAGATCAGCGATCCATTGACGGTGGCCGCGAGCTGATGAAACGCGCTGCTGAGGTGTATAAGGTTGCCATGAACCAAGATCCAAAAGCCTGGAAAAGCTACCCGGTCGAGAAAGCCGTGCTTTCGCTTCCAGTGTGGGCTCTTCCGCAAATGGATATACTTTAATCACAGCCACGCCTTGCGCGCTGGTCGAGGAGCAAGTTATGAAAGCAGACGCATTGTTACAAAAAGCCGCTGAAGTTGTTGGCGGAGACCGGGCGCAAGCGCACGGCAGCATGGAAGAGACGCATGAGCTTATCGCTAACTTTTGGCAGTTGTACCTCGACAATAGGCGCGAGAACAAGAAGCCGCTTGCTGCACACGACGTGGCCATGATGATGGTTCTCTTAAAAGCAGCTCGGTCTCAGCGTGGCCGGTTAGAGGTCGACGATTACCTCGATATGGCTGGCTACGTCGGCTGCGCTGCGCAAATGGTTTTCGGAAAACCAATCGTTCCACCGGCAACTTTACCAGGAGCCAAAACATGATACTCACAGACAGCTATCAGGCGCTCGACGCCATTGAGCGCAAGCGCAACATCGAAGGCATCAGCCAGCGTGAAATGGCCAAGCGCGCCGGATTATCCAAAAACGCCTACTGGTATGCGGCGCATGAGGGCAAGGATCTCCACGTCAAGTCGCTGATCCTCTTGGCCGAAGCTGTCGGCATGAAGCTAACGCTCGTCGACGCCGACCAATGATCCTTGGCATTGATCCTGGTGCATCTGGCGCGCTGGCTTTCTTTGAGCCACTTGAAGGGCTAACGGTAATCGACATGCCGACCTACGAGGTTAAGCGTGGCGGCAAAGCAAAGCGGGAGATTTCACCTGCAATGCTGGCAGCTGAGATCCGATCGATGGAGCCCAGCAGCGCTGTGATCGAAAAAGTGGGCGCAATGCCAGGTCAGGGCGTCAGCAGCATGTTCCAATTTGGCCGGTCAGTGGGCATGGTCGAAGGTGTCCTGGCCGCGCTGCAGATACCCTATGAATACGTCACACCACAAACCTGGCAAAAGGCAGTGGGGGCCAGGGGTGGCAAGGATGCAGCACGACTTCGTGCAATGGAGCTTTATCCCGCATACGCAAACGAATTTCGCCTCAAGAAGCACGATGGGCGCGCTGATGCTGCGCTGATCGCTTGGTATGGGGTGACACGCAACGCCCCGTAGAGCTGGCGTAAAGCTCTATCCGTGTCGGCGGTTCCGATAGCTGAAAACGAAAAAGGGAAAATCAGCAATGTTAAACTTTCCAACTTCAGGTGGTGGTCAACCCTGGGCTCGCATCGATGGCAGAAACGGCATGATGACGGTCTCTGGGCCAGATGATCAGCACACCTTTGACATGAAAAAGCAGGTGTTCGCTTTCAACGTCAAAGGGGCAACGCAGGGCTGGCTTGCATTAGCCAATGGCCGTGATTGGCAGCCAATCAGCAATGGCCAGTGGGGCAATCCGCCATCTGCTGACCATCAGCCTGGAGTAGAGATCGAGATCTACAGCAAGTCGGAAGACTTTGGCGACAGCCCGATCAGAGTTGCGTCAGCTTCATCCAAAGCTTTCACCTCGTTTATCTCTGCTGTGGCCTCCAAGGCGGGCAGCGATTTACCTGATGATGCATGGCCCACGATCAGGGTCGACGGTGTCACAACCGTGAAAGTCGGCAAGGGCTCGTCAATCGACATCAGCTTTACGATGGCACCGCGTGATCGTTGGTACAAACCGGAACGCGAAGCCCCAGCTGCGGCTCCAGCTGCGCCAAAGCAGAAGCCCTTGGTCGAGCAAAATGACCTTGGCGACGATGCCGAGTTCTAGGTAAAAAGATCCCCGGCTCTGTTTTCACGGGGCCGGGGATCAATACACCAAGGGGAGAGAACACCAGCAACCAGGGAAGAGAGTTGCTGCAGGAGAGATTATGCAGGAAATGACAAACGAAATCAACGATGCGTATTTCATGCACCTGGCGTTCAGCCGTGGCGGTGCAGATAACGTAGACCTGGAGCCAAAGCGCTACAGCCTTCAGGATTTCGCCAAGCGACTATCCAGGCCGCGTATCGCAGCGAAAGAGGGCTCTTACTACATTCGCGGCGGCAATCTCGCAGAGCCACGACGCGCAGACGCTAACCTACTTACAGCAGAGCTGATCATCCTCGACGGGGACAGCCGCATTGATCCAGGCACTGGCGAAGTGTTATCGGGCGCTCCGCCCCTGGATGAGGTATGCGACGCCCTGGATGCCATGAACTACACCTATGTCGCGCACACTAGCCACAGCTATCGCCCAGGCGAGACGTGGAAGTACCGCATCATCATGCCTGCGCGTCTTGGTGATCAGGAGGCGCTGGCCGCTAGCGTTGACTACGTCATCGATCAGCTGCACGAGCGCAACATATGGCTGAACGATGTCGTGGAAAACCGGCGCTGGAGCCAAGCCTGGTACTTGCCCAGGGTTACAGATGAAGAGGCGCGGCAATCCTTTCGCCATCGCCAGAACCTTGATGGCAAGGCGTTCCCGGTGCGCGATGCACTGGAACACGCAGCCGCCAAGCGCAGAGCTGCAGAGGCCATTGCCAAGGCGCGGCAGAACCCATTGCCGAGGCCAAGCTTGGGCCAGGACAGGGAAAGCGTCATCGAGACGTTTAATCGTGACCACGGATACGACTGGGTCCATCAGCAGCTCGAAGCTGCAGGGTACACGTTCAAGTACAAGAAGGGCGACGACTATCGTTACCTTCGACCGGGCAGCGAGACAGGCATGGCCGGGGTCTGCGTGTTCCAGGGGGCTCAGGGCGACTGGTGTACCTATTCGCATCACGGCAATGCTGATCCGTTATCAGGCAAGCTATGCGACCCGTTTGAGCTTTACGCGATATTCCAGCACAGCGGATCTCGATCCAATGCAGCGCGCTGGCTATTGCGGGAACGCGAAAGCGTGAAGCTTGTCGCAGCACAGCAGGTTGCTGACGCCGTGGCACATGCGCAGAGCGTCGTGGAAAGCAACGACGCTGTACAGGATGCAGAGACCTGGGAAGAGCCAGACGCCGCTCCAGAGCCCTCTGAGCAGCCGCAGGAGCCCAAGCCTCGGATCAGGGTAGAGCTGGAAGAGGACATGACCAGCGAGCCTGTTCGCTGGCTCGTGGACAACTTGATCCCGGCTGGCGGGCTTGTGGGGCTCTTTGGGCGCCCAGGCAGCTACAAGAGCTTCGTCAGCCTCGCCATTGCCAGTGCCGTTGCTTCGCATACCGATTTCCTGGGGCGCGCTACAGAGCCCGGATCGTGCGTCTACATAGCGGCTGAAGGTGGCTCAGGTTTGAAGCGCCGCACAACTGCAATGCGGATGCGGCATGGCCTCGACTTTGAGGGGCGCTTGGGCTTCGTTAGAGCGCAGCTTGATCTCAGGTCCAGTGTCGACGACATGGAATTACTGATCGAGGCCATCGCAAAGACGGGCCTCAAGCCAAAGTTACTCGTGTTCGATACTCTGAACAGGCTCTATGGCGGCGGTGACGAAAACGATGCCGGTAATATGTCAGCGTTTCTCAGCATCATTGGTGGCCTGCAGCAGGCGTTCGATGGATGCACGGCAATCGTTGTTCACCACCAGGGTCACGCTGAAGCCAGAATGCGCGGCTCGTCCTCATTGCTCGGTGCAGTGGACACAGAATTACACGTCACGAAGGTTCTGGAGACAGAGACCAGTCGCCTGGGTCAGTTGACCGTCACCAAGCAAAAAGATGGCGAGAACAACGTGGTCGTGCCTTACGGCATGGACATCGTCAACATTGATCCCATAGACCCACACGAGACCAGCCTTGCGGTAGTCCTGGCCGACGACAACGATATACCTGCGCAGCGGTCAATGAGGCGCACGTCTGACGAAAAAGTGGCAATTGAGGCGCTGCATCATGCACTCATGCAATTCGGTAGACCTGCCACTTCATCCCTTATGCCAGCTGGCGTGAAAATCGTGGAAGAAAAACACTGGCGTGCGGAGTTCTATTCACGGCGTCCTGGCGATGGTCACGAGGACAAGAAAAAGGCTATCGAGGCGACGAGAAAGGCATTCGGGAGGGCTCGGTCGCGGCTCATTGGGGGCAATGAAATCGGACATCGGGACGGACAATACTGGCTCATTGACCACAGCTTTGTGCCTTTCGACGATCCTGGACACGAATTTTGAGCCGGACAAGAGCGGGACACAAAAGGACAATATGGGACAGAAACGGGACAGAAACGGGACATGCGGGACAATTGTAGCGGGACAGGACGGGACACACCCTATAGGGTGTCCCATTGTCCCGCTAAATCCTGTCCCATTTTCGTTGTCCGGGTAAATTTGGAAGAGGAGAAGAAATCAGGTGGACGGAATAGATGCGCTGTTACATCCGCACGGTGCGCCGATAGATGCGGCCCTGGCGACGGTCGACGAGGTGGCTCATGCCATGGAGCGGAAATGGGGTGTGGGTAGATTGGAGCGATTAGTGGAGCCCGACCTTGCGGCCAAGTTCGTCAGCGCCCAGGAGAAGCTGAACAAGGCCATCGGAACCAATGACGTGGCCGAGGTGGTCAAGCGAGCGGAAATCATGCGACGGGGATGGGTGGCACTAGATGCCGCTGCGGAGGCCGCTGGAGCGTCGTCTCTGCCGGAGGGTACTTGGACTACGGAATTTAAGGGACAGCACTACACAGTCGTCCTAGAGGGCATAGACGCCCTCTCAGTGGCCAGTCGAGCGCCAGATCCCTCAAAGGTGGTCACGATGCACGAATTGCTGGTGGCGTGGACTTCGTTTTCGGGGCTCGATATGCTAACGCAGGCTAAGTTACAGTTTCCCGGGGCAGAGATGACCGAGATACTGGATACTCGGGGCGCGAGCCTCAACGACGATGTGCCGTTTTAAAGGGGACGGATAGTGGAAAAGAATAAGGGCGGTCGCCCAGCCACAAAAACACCAGAGCTTATCGCTGAAATCTTGGCCCAGATGGCCGAGGGCAAGAGCCTCACTGCAATTTGCAAGCAACGCGAGATGCCGCATGTCGGGACCGTTTATCGCTGGTTATCGGAGGATGAAGGGTTTAGCGAGGGCTACGCCCGCGCGACCCAGGCCAGGGCTCGAAGCTACGCAGAACGCATGGAAGACGTTGTAAATCAAGCACTTAATGGCGAAATCCGCTCAGATGCAGCTCGCGTGGCTGTCGACGCCTATAAATTCATTACAACCAGGCTGATGCCGCAGCTTTATGGGGATCGCCAGCAGATAGATGTGAACGTTCAGCACACACATGCCTTGCACTTGGACGCCCTGAAGCGGCTCACAGATCGTGCCTCGGGTACAGATCGCGGGTACATTGATGCGGAGTACCAGGAAATCCCTAACGAAAACAAGGCATTGGAGGCAGGCGACACAATAGACGGTGTATTGTGTGACCCCGATCTAGATAGTAACCTAGACAATTGTTGCGTAGGCAACAATCCTGAAACAGGTCAGGGTCAGGGGGGTCGGAAATCGAAAAAGGCCGCTGAGACCCCCCGGGGGGTCGACCACCCGGAGGGGGCGGCGACGATGGCGACCCCCGCTCCCTCTACACAGCCCCCCGAGCCCAAGCCCCCCACCCCCCGCACGGCGAAACGGCGTAAGGCGTCCACGAAATGAGCAAAGCAGCGGAAGAGTTAGCGCGTACCTTTGACGAGTTCCTGGCTGCGTATCGTGGGAAGCCGGTGGAGTTTGTGCGCGAGGTTCTAGGCCAGGAGCCCCTGGGGTGGCAGCAGGATTTCCTGAAGGCGGTGGCCTCGGGAAAGCGTCGCATTAGCGTGCGAGCCGGGCATGGTGTCGGCAAGTCAACGGCCTGCGCCTGGGCTACCGTGTGGTTTTTAACGACGCGCTTTCCCCAGAAGACCGTGATGACGGCCCCCACGGCGGGTCAGCTATTTGATGCGCTGTATAGCGAATTGAAGGCGCAGATTAACCGTTTGCCGCCGGTGCTGCGCGACAGCTTTGACGTGTTTGCTGACCGCGTGGTGTTTAAGGCGGCACCGGAAAGCAGCTTCTGCAGTGCGAGGACCAGCAGCAGCGAGCGCCCGGAGGCGTTGGCGGGTATCCATAGCGAGAACGTGCTGCTGATTTGCGATGAGGCGTCGGCTATTCCTGAGAGCGTGTATGAGGCGGCTGCGGGCAGCATGTCTGGCCACAGCGCCTGCACGATCCTGATTGGGAACCCGACGCGGAACAGCGGCCTGTTTTACAAGACCCACCATGAGCTGGCGAATGACTGGTATACGCTGCATGTTAGCTGCCTGCAGAACCCGCTGGTGAGCCAGGATTTCGTTAATCAGATCCGGGCAACGTATGGCGATGGCAGCAATGCGTGGCGTATTCGTGTTCTGGGTGAGTTTGCGATTGCCGATGACGATACGCTGATTGCTGCTGAGCTGGTGGATGCGGCGTTAGTGCGGGACGTGCAGCCAGCGCCTATGGACCCCCTGGTGTACGGGTTGGACGTAGCGCGGTTTGGCACTGACAGGACGGCATTGTGCAAGAGGAAGGGCAATGTAGTGCTGGACGTGAAGTCCTGGGGTGGCTTGGACACGATGCAGATTGTGGGTGCCGTTGCCCATGAGGCGAAAATCGATAACCCTGAGGAGATTTGCGTGGACACGATTGGCCTGGGCAGTGGGTGTGCTGACAGGTTGCGGGAATTGGGGTTCAATGTGCGCGATGTGAATGTGGCGGAAAGCAGTGCCATGAACCCGAATGCCAACAGGCTGCGTGATGAATTGTGGTTATCGGTTAAGGATTGGCTGACGACGCGGGCAGTGAAGCTGCCTGATGATAGTGGATTGCGGATGGAGCTTGTGGCCCCCCGGTACACGTTCACGAGCAGCGGCAAGATCCAGGTGGAAAGCAAGGACAGCTTGCGGAAGCGTGGGATGCGGTCCCCTGACTTGGCTGATAGTTTGTGTTTGACGTTTGCGAGCAATGCAGCGCTGGTCGGTGGACGGGCCTCGGCTTGGGTGAAGGGTAAGCCTTTAAAGCGGAATTTAGCTGTGGTATAGGGGTTTAGTTGGCAGGAGGTGCTTGATGGCTAAGTGGCGTGGTGAGACAGTGACGCTGAACAAGCCTCGACGCATACGGCAGGGCGAGCCTGGATATGGGCGTAAGAAGTCCGTGGTGTATGTGCAGGATGGCTCGAAGGTGACGAAGGTCATGTTTGGCGATCCCAATATGACGATCAAGAAAGACCAGCCAGCGCGACGCAGCAACTTCAGAGCGCGCCACAATTGCGATGATCCTGGTCCCAAGAACAAGGCTCGCTATTGGTCGTGCAAGGCTTGGTGACATGGCGGGATTGCTTGACCAGTATGACCTGACAGAGGAGCAAATGGCGGCGTTCAACGAGGCCATGATGTTCCCGTATTCGTCTGGTGCGGCAATGATCCCTGTTTCGTCAGAGGGAACGATTGCGCCTGACTACAATGTTGGGTTGCGTGAGCGTTTAACTGATTTACTTGGTTCGCAGCTTGGCGGCGGTAGATCCGCACAACGTAGCGCAAACAGGTTGATGCAAGCCGGTGAGATGGCTGTAGGCCCACTAGGTGCCGCAAACGACCTTTCCTCGGCGCAGTCTAACTTTGGCCGTGGTAACTACGTTGAGGGTGGCTTAGATGCGGTTATAGGTTTGCTTGGTGCTGCACCTCTTGTTGGGGGTGCTGTTCGTAAAATGTCTCGCAGTGCTAAAACCCCGCTGATGATGATCCATAACCAGGCGCAGTCTTCTTTTCCGGCCACTGCAACTTTAGGCGGTATTCCTGCACCTTCTGCTGCAATTACAACGCCAGATGTAGGGTTAGACAAATACGGCGACGTTTCTTTGATTTTTGATCCAGAAGTCGCAAAACGTATGAGCAGTGGCCCCGTGTATGCTCGTGATGCCTATACACCCCGAGCTGCGTACACATGGCCATCGTTTTCAAGAGATGCTAAAAAAGCCATTTACGATATTGTTGGCGAACAAGACACAAAATTTGCTGGTCTTTTAGCGGATGACAAAGAATTTGCTGATGATGTAGTTACAGCATTTACAAATAAAGCATCAAGTAAAAGCGAACAGGAAAGCCTTGCTGCTTTGTACGGAATAGATCCCGCTAAAGTAGACGACAAGTATGCTGAAAATTTACGGCAACAATTATTCCTCGATCTTGAAGAAAGAGGAGCGCCAATAAAGTACAAAATGAGACAAGAGACTAAGTACGACATAAAAGATGTTGACGCTACTACGTCTAAGCTTATGCGAGAAATGTTTAGAGAAGGTATAAAAGGAGCCGAAAACCAGTTTATGTCTTTTGGTAAAGCGTTGGCTCTTGTGACCCCTCAACTAAAAACACTGAAAGAAGTAAGAGATCAGGCTGGAAACATAAAGCGCCTTGATAGCGAAAAATACGCACAAGCTACAAAACAAGCAGAAGACTTGTACGATGATATTTTTAAAAGAGTTGGCGACAAGCTTGACGGTGGTTTTGAACTGTTAAGTTACGCAACCGATGACCTTTTCCGTTATGGGAAGGTACGAGACAAGTTTGTCCTTGATCGCACTGGCGGCGATGATTTGAGCGAATTTGCTGACGATATTGCGAAATTCAAATCGTTGGCAAATGAATTGCCAACAGAGTACCTTGAAAAGAAATTCACAAAAGCCGTGCCATATACAGCGTTCAAAGGTGCTGTTATCCCAGAAGACGCTGGGCCATTGGTCACAAAAACGCTTGAGGATGCTGGCATTACGAATATTGTGACGTATAAGAACCCAGAGGAACGTGCACAAGCGTTTAAGCGTTTCCCAGAATTGACGTTTTCCGTTGTTGGTGCGGGTGGTGTGTTCTTAGCTCGTGAGGGCGATGAAGAGAAAAAGCAACCGACCGGCGGTTTGTTGGCCGATAACACAATTTAGGAGCCCACTATGGCTGAATGCCCTATCGCCACGCGCGACATTACGCTGAACCTGCAGAACCGTGGAAAGGCGATAGATAAGGCTGACTATGGGCCTATGGACCCCCGCCAGCCCAATGACGAGTATTGGATGCGCATGGCGTCACGTTGGAACACAACGCCCGACGAAGCGCGAGAAATGCGGTGCGGGAATTGTGGAGCTTTTGATCAGAGCCCTGAGATGCTACAATGCATCGAGGATGGTCTGACAGAAGACCGCGAAGCAGATCGCATGGAGGATATGGTCGATGCGTCAGATCTGGGATACTGTGAAATATTCGACTTCAAGTGCGCTGCGTCGAGGACGTGCAGTGCTTGGATCGTTAGTGACGAGGATGAAGAGGATAGCGAAGAGGGTGAATATGGCCCTGGCTCCTCTTATGAGGAAGAGGTAGATGAAGAAGGCGACGAAGGTTAGCAAGGTTATGCGTGAGTACAGCGCTGGAAAGCTGCACTCTGGCTCCAAGAAGGGGCCAGTGGTAAAGTCACGCAAGCAAGCCGTCGCTATTGCCTTGTCCGAGGCGAAGAAAATGGGTGGCAAAGGAAAACGATATGGCTGACGCGATGATCCGCACACCCCCTGGGGCGTACATTCCTGACATCCTGCCTCCTGATACCGAGGATCTGTATAACGACGAGACGGGCGAGCTAATCCCGCTTGAAGACCAGCCGATGGACGAGGAGGAGTTCCGCTATCGCGTCTTCCGCGCCATAGAGGACACTGCCACCTACATCGATAGCTACATTGCACCTGAACGCGAGCGTGCAATGTCGTACTATTTGGGCGATAAATTTGGCAATGAAGAGGATGGCCGGTCGCAGGTCGTGATGACTGAAGTACGGGATACCGTACTGGCCATGTTGCCCAGCCTGCTGCGTATTTTCACGTCAGGCGAAAAGATTGTGGAGTTTGTGCCACG